CCTTCTGTGTAATGTATAAGGTTAGGTTTTTCAATATCGTCATATACGCCAACAAGATAGTTCCATGTGTGATGTAGTTCTCCTATTTCAAAATCGTTAAGCCAACTAAACCTGTGTAAGTATGCACCAGTGATTTCAGGATCGTTAACTAGACTTTGTGTAACTTTACGATTAGCATGATGACCACAGTTAAACAACATGACACTTGACCAGTTTTTGCGTGGATAGATAGTTTGTTTTTGCCCATCCATTTTTATGCCTGCTTTTGGAGTATAGTCATGCTGCACACACATTACAGCATACTTGTCATCTGCTTGATCAAAAAGTTCTTTAATATCTGTAGTAAGGATCATATCACAATCCATAAACAATGCCCAGCCTTTGAAATCTGTGAGTTCTGGTATTAGAAAACGTGTAAATGTAAACTCAGTGCTTGCAAGTTTATCTACATCACGTTTGTACCATCCTGCATCACGTAACTCTTGTTGTTTTAATGGACGCACATCAGCTGCTGGCTGTTTGCTTATTATACTGTGCTTACACACTTGATAAGCAATATCTTCTCTAGTGTCATATCCTACAAATACTTTCATTAGTCTCTTCTTTCAATATCTTCTTCAGTTAAATCTTTACCCATCCAAACTTCTATTACTTTGGCTGCTTTGTTATCCATGTTGATTGCTTTGTGCCAATAACCAGTAGGAATATCAATACTATCTCCAGGCACAAGAAGTTGTTGGTATTTGTTGCCTTTTCTATCTTCAAGCAACATTGCTATAACACCATCAACAACGTGCCAGTGTTCGCTGCGTTTGAAATGTCTTTGATCACTAAGTGCTTTGCCTTCATAAAATGTAAGTTCTTTGACTTGCCATTCTCCGTTGCTATCTAGTACTTTGTATTCACCCCAAGCACGTTTGGTTACTGGTTTATCCCAGTTTTTTAATATCCAGCTTGAGCTATTCTTTTTATCTTCGCCGCCTACACCAAACGCAAACTCAACATCAGGATGATCACCATATATATCAAGTTCTGGACTGTTTGTTTTTGTTCTGTCTCCGCCATTAGCAAACACAAGTTTCCAGCTTGATCCTTTTGTTGCTAACACTTGTCCTATAGCAGCACATGCACTATCGTCTGCATCGTCAAAGCCAATAACTTCGTCAACACATTCTAAAGATTTTATGATTGCTGTACGTTCTGTAAAGGGCATAAAAGGCTTACCTTTTTTACGGGCAAGCCATTCGTCACTATTAACCCCGACAACTAAATGTTGCCCTAGTTCTTTTGCCGCTTTAAAATATTCAATATGTCCACTGTGTAATGGATCAAATCCACCTGTTACTAGAATAACTTTGCTCATACATTATTTAATCACGCATGCCATTAAATACTGTTTTTTTGAACTTGCGATTATCTGCATCAATACTATCGATCAAATCATAATCTAAGTCTAGTTTGTTTAGTAAGCTCATTATTGCTTGTGTGTCTTTTGGTAAACACATACCACCGTATCCACGTAAATTTGGATTAACATCAAGATACATGTCTTTTGCTTTGCCTGTTTTAATGTAAGCATTTTTTATAGTTGTATAATCACAATCTAGTTTTTCACAAACTTCATACATTACATTTGCAAATGTTACACGCAATGCTGCATATACATTGTTATAATACTTTAATACTTCTGCTTCATTTGGTGTAAGGTGTTCTGTGTGTTCAGGATAACTACCATGTGCTTGTACAAGTTTCCTATATACTTGAATATCATGTGTTCCAATAGCAAGCAACTTATGGTTGTTTACGAAATCTTCTTCTGCACAACGTTCACGCAAAAACTCGGGCACAAAACATATTGTAAGATTTTTATACGTGTCAATCATGCGTTGTGTAAAACCTGGAACAACTGTACTGCGTATTGCAACTATACCTTTGTAACTATACAAGTTTAGTTCTTTGATTACATTTTCAATAATACTTGTATCACAACTGCCATCATCTGCTTGCGGAGTAGGAACGCATAAAAAACATATTTCGCAATCTAATACATCATTTATTTTTGTATCTAGTTTTATATCATGTTCTACAACACTGTGCCCTAACTGTACAAAGCCATGTTTGTTAGCAGATCCTACTGCACCTAAACCAATAATACCTATATTCATAATAAACTTTCCACTGTCTTTTTAAGACCTACTTCTAACGGTGTATAATCTAAAAAACCTGTTAATGTTTGTACAAGTGTAGTATCAGGACATCTGCGTTTAGCACTGCCTTTAGGACCAGGTAAAACTTCCAGTTTAGCAGGATTAATATCCATATACCCCATTATAAGTTTTGCAACAACACTAATGTTTACTTCTTGATCATTACCTACGTGTACTATTTTATTATTTGTATTATTAACAAGACGGTCTGTCATTTCAATAGCATCGTCTACATAGCAAAAACTTCTAGTGTCATCGCCTTTGATATAATATTCGCCTTGTTTACAACGTTCTACAAACTCACTTATAAAATGATCAACTTGTCCGGGACCGTATATATTAAAATATCTAATAATCAACCAAGGCAATCCGCAGTTTGCAACTAGGTTTTCTCCGACAGCTTTCGGAACGCTATAACTCCATCTCGGATTGAGAATGTCGTTAAACATAACTGGTACTTGCTCATCAGTTGGAATATGGTAATGACCCGCATCTATTGCTCCTGAAAATATTTCGCATGTGCTTGCGAATACAAACTTTGTGTTAGAGTGTCTATATCTAGCAACAAGATTAAATGTAGGAAGTGTGTTGTTAAAACACACATCTGTAGGTTGTTCGTAAAACAGTTTTGTGCCATTTGTTGCTGCTAAGTGTATTACAACATCGCAATCAGGCAAATCGTTTGTAATATTAACATCACACAAATCCTGTCCTGATCTTTTATCCACAGTAATAGGCGAGATATTTTTATCTTTCAAATACCTATGATAATGACCACCAATAAATCCGTTATGTCCTGTAAGTATTGTTTTCATCTAGTTGCTTTCCAAAAATATATATCTCGTTTCTCTTTATCACTGCCTTTATAATGGCACATGTATTTTTCAAATGCTATATCAAAATGTCTTTTTTGTGTCCAAGGAGGACTAATATTGTGTCCATTAAGTTTTGGAAAATGTTCTAAACAAGCATCAAAAACATGACAATCTAACTGGGCACGTAAGTTGTATATTTCATCAGACTTATAATACCAATCCCATTTGTCAAAAAATGATTTTGCTTTTTTCAGATTAAACTGTAGATATCCTGTTTCGCTATATTTGTTATCACGTCCTAGATATGCACAAAAGTATTTTTTTGGTAAAAAAGATTTAAACCAATCGCTTGTTAATGGGCATAATATTTCTGTATCTGCATCTAACCATATTAACTGTTCAGTGTCAACAGTTCTACTTGCATGTATAATGGCATAGCTTTTATGTGCAAATCTTACTGCATCTTGCATAAATGCTTTTTTGCCTGTAGGTTTTCTATGTTCGTTACGTCTTTTAAAATCTACTAAATCGGGACAACTTGCTTCTAATGGTAGATTTTCAAAATGTCCAGGTAAGTCTTTATAAGGAACATCAGTATATACCCGAACATTTATATCTTCTGAAATGTATTTTTTTGCACTTTCTAAAAAGTATTTTGCATATTCTTGATAGTTCTTTTCACTCCAAGTAGAAACTATTGTTATGCTCATAAACTTGCATCTTCCATTCCTGCGACTCGTAGTTTTACAATATTAGTTAGTTGCCATTGTTTTTGATCAAGTGCTTTTAACACACCTAACCATTTGTTACGTATTAGAGCAAACTCGTTTATAATCTTTTCATAATCAACAACATCTGCTTCGCCGTCGACATATTTTTCTACGTCACGACTGCTTAATGCACGTTGATAGTTTTCTAAATATTTCTTAAAAAACTGACTACGCAAACGTCTTAGTTCAATATTGAGATACTCTAAGATTGCCTCAAGTTCTTGTAACTGATTAAATCTGTGTTCAACAATACCAGGCATAGCAGCGGCAGCTTTTTCTATGCTACCGCTGATATTACATTCACGTTTTGCTTCAATAAGTTCGTTTTCAAAATATTGTACAGCAGAAGGTATTTGTCCAATATCTCTGCTTACTCGGCTGTACCAACTCATTACTCATCCCAATCATAATCTTCGTCGTCGTCGGAATCCATTTCTAAGTAATATTGTATAGCAGCGTCTAGTATTTTATCTTGTCCTAGTATTTCTTGTAACTGAACATCAGTCATTCCGTAATCAACTAGCATGTCAACAAATCTTTCAGCTGCCATATCCGTATGTTTCTTGTCTAGATACTCTTTAAACAAGTTCCATAAATCGGCTACAAAGTCTTCATTCATTTATCGCAAGTCCCTCTTCATGATCAACCACAGCTTCTTCGTCTGCGTTAGCGATATTTACCATTTGTTCTTCTTTTGCCGGTAAATCGGCCATGATCATTTCGAGTTTGTCACCTGTCCAGTTCTTGCGATATTCTAGAGTTTCTTCGCCTTTGCTATCAATATACTTGTAGCGGTTACCTTGTTTTTCAAGTAAGCCTTTTGCTTCTAACAAATCAAACATACCTGAATATGGATCCATACCTGTTTCGTATGGGATTTTTACTTGTACACCTTCAAACGGTTTTGCGTAACGTGTTTTCATAACTTTACACGCTGCTCTAATACCATTCACAGTGCTAGTTTTGTTACCATCTGCATCTTCTTTTAGTTTCAGCTTTTTCATAGCAACCACCATCGAGCTTGCATAGATAAAACCACTACCACCTGAGATCTTGTCGTCTGGATCAAACATATCTTGCGATGCGTATGTGTGGTTAGTAACAACCATACCTACGTTGTGTGAACCAAACATATTAACACAGTTAGTAACCAATGCTTTCAGTGCTTTGGCCTTACGACCCATATCACCCTTCATATCACCTGCTTCAAACTGATTAACTTCAGTTGGTGACATAAGCATACCTAAACTATCAACTACAAACAACACTTTAGGACGGTCTGTTTCGTCCATTGCACGATAGTCATCCATAAATGTTGAAATAGTTTTAGCAACATCATCAATCATTGCCATGTTAAGTTTTAGGATTTTGTCTTCTGTTGTTTCTACACCTAATGCGTGTAGCCACTTTTCATCAAGTGCATTTTCACTGTCAATCAATACAACAAAAATACCTTGTTCTTGTGCTGACTTTACAATATTACCAGACACAATGTAAGATTTGCCTGCACCTGATTCGCCTGCAAACACGCTTACTTTTCCTAATGGAACACCTTTTCTAAAGTCTCCACTAAGTAAATAGTTAAGTGCAAAGTTACCTGTGCTGATCCAATCTTGTGGATCATTGAACCCTGAACTCATACCTTTAATAGATTTTGTTAAACTGTTTCGAAACTTTGAAGGATCGAATGCCTTAGTAGCCATATTTTCTCCTATTCTAAAAAGCAAAGGAAAGGGCCGAAGCCCTTTCTATTATTGACCTTGTCTTGCACGAATCATTGCTAGAATGTCTTGTGCGCCGCCTGCGTTTTCTTCTGCAGGTGCTGCCTCTGCTGTCGGAGCAGGAGCAGGAGTTGGTTCAGGTGTTGCTGCCGGAGCAGGTTCTTTCCAGCCTGTATCAGATGTTGTTTCTGCTGCTGGTGCTGCTGGTGCTGCTGGTGCCGGAGCAGGAGTTGCAGTTACAGGATCACCTGTACGTGCTTGCATTCCGCTTGGACGGAAATATTGACTCCAACGTTCAGCATCGTATGCTTCTCCGTCAACACTTGCTTCAAACATTTCAGTAAGAACTTTTAGTTCTACTTCGCCTGGCTTTTTAGGAAGGAAGTCATTTAGGTTAAACAATCCATTTGTGTTGATTGCGTTCATTTCAGTATCGCCTAGTGGACGCTCTCTACGTGCCCAGTTACTTGCACCGTAGTCAGCATATCCACCTTTTGAACCTTTAGACAAACGGAAGTCTACACCAGCAGTATAATCTGTTGGCAGTTCTTCCATATCTGGATCCATTAGTGCTGCTTTGATTAGTTGGAAGATTTGTGGACCAATAATGAATCGACGAATCGGATTCTCTGGCGTTGTATCTTCATTAAGTGGATTATCAACAACAAAGCCTTGGAAGATATAAGAACGTTTTTTCCAATACTTACGACCCATGTCTTCTAAACTTGGATCTTTAAACCAACCACGTACTTCTTGTAGGATTGGACATGATTCGTTATACATTTCCATACACGGAACTTGTACTTGTACTGGACGTGAATCTGTTTCGCCCTTTACTCCTGCAAATGGAAGTTTAATAACCAAACGTTCTTTCCAAAAGAAAGTGTTTGAATCATCGCCGTCAGGCAAAAAGCGTAGCGTTGCTTGCTCGCCTTCTTTCATATTCCAACA